TGTCGAGGATTGGTCATGATTCCACGGCGGAATTGTTTAATTCCTTTGATCTGATCAAAGAACCCATCCAATAAAAGGTTGTACCCTTCGTTGTAGGTTTTGTTCATTGATGATGCGGCGTCTAGGAATCCCTTCCCATGAATGGACCCTGGAATGTTAATCAGCGACGAACTAACGAAAGGATCTTTGCCGTCCATGCGTGTATTTTTCTGAGGAGGACGAATCAAGTACTTGTCATTAGCAATAGTCATAACAATGTTTTTTTCTTTTACTTTGCCAGTCTGCCTATCTAGAACTGTTCCCCACATTTCACGCATGGTGATCTTTTTGCGGAAATCTGCTTGAGTCGCTTTCGTCTGTCCTTTGCGCTGCCGCTTATTATCCTCAGCCTCTTGATCTTCGAATGACTCCTGAATGCTTTTGATAACCTTCATGTCATAAACATCGGGGTAGTTCTCAGCGACTTCAATTAGCTCGTGTAAATCTCTTTTAACTGTGTGGATTTTGTATAAAGGGCCACTAGGATTTGGCTCAGGGTCTTCATCGTAACTTTCAAAGTCAATTAGATCAATGGCGAGTTTCCATCGCTTAACTTCTGTCTTTTCAACTTTAGTTTTCTTTGCTTTCTGTGGCGGCTGCCCTTCAACTTGAACAAATGGCGTACCAGGCTCAACATGAAAGCGAGGAATGTTTTCTATGCACCCATAAACTTTTGCTGAAACGAAACTGTCGAGCCCTACATTCTTAATAGCGTTGCTGAGAAATACATAAGCATCTGCGTTGTACAGTTCATAGCTCATGATGGTGCGGATAGTATCTGGATCAAAAACACTATCAGGCTGCAACCCCTTCTGAATCGAGAACCAATCATCTGAACGGTTGGTCAATCCATTAAGAACGGTAGCAACCAAATACTCTACACCTAGAGCGAGCTTCGGAACAAACTCTTTACTCTGCCCTTTTCTCTTATGGCTGTAATCTTGTTTGCCTTGATAAATATTCCAATTGAAATTATTGCGGCGTTGACGCTCGCTTTTGTAAGTCTTAGAGTGCTGGTGATATTGGAGAACTGTTTGAATCAGTTCATTGTCGTAACTAGATTTCGCCATCATCATCCTCATAACCAAAAGAGTAAGATTCTACCCAAGAATCGTCTTGCTCTTCTAGTTCCACGAGACAATACCCGCAGACTCCTATTGAGTACAAGGCTGGATGCAGCTCATTTTCGCATAATTTGCATAAATGTCCACTAGTCTCTTGAGTCTCCACCAAAACTATACCCCTCTACTGTCATTGGCAGCGCTATGCGGTTGCTAGACATTTTCTTGCGACCATACCAAGCCATGTGCTGCAAACAATCATGAATGTGTGTTGAGTCGGTATCCTCTACATCCTCAGCAAGGCGGCGCATAGATCCTTCTGAATACCGATAATCCCCCTCAAACCCAGATAAGAGTTGGGTACATGATGGATCTATTTCAAGACCTGGTTTGCCATTTACAATCTTACCCATAAACCACTCAACGGCGCCCGTGCGCTCTTTCCAGACTGAAGCACCATCCTTCATAACAATTCCTTCAGCCTTAGCAACCTGGTAGATCGTGCGGGCGTCAACTTGCGATCGGTTGTTAATAAACGTTGGATCGCTGATGTCGATAAATTTACACCCAGGATATTTGAGACTCAATGATTTGCAGGTAGGAATGAACTGTTCTGCGCCAGCGTTAAACTTCATGTATTCCGATAACACTCGTAACCGGCCATCAATCACTTGCCCCCATAGACACGCCGCTTTCATTCCAAAGTCCCAACAACGTAAAATGGGTACGCCTATTTCATGCTTTAAAGACCCTGGAGCGACATAGAACGTTTCTCTCCAGGTAGGGTAAACCGACCATTCCGTTGCTGTGCTCCCCCATTCGCCCATTAAGAAGCGGTTTAACTCATCCCCTGTATAAATAGACTTCAGCTCATCGATGTAGCCTGGAGCTAGGTTGGATTCATTCTCATAGGTATTATTACGAAAGAGCCGACGTGATTCAGCCAATGCCGGATTCATCTTCACTTCCTTCACAAAGAAGTCGTGAAGCCAGTGCATCTTGCTAGGTGGGTTGAAAGCCATGAGCCCAGAATGATGCATACCCTTTAACCGCATACGAGAGCGCAGCGTTTTAACCGTTTCGTTGGGGATTTCGTCTGTTTCGTCCAGCGCGAAGAATCCTATTTCACCAGACTCAAAGCTTTTTGGATCTTTACAGTGAGCGAATTTGATACGAGATGGTTTCAATCGGTCTTTACTTGCGAGTACAACCCAATGTTCGGCTCTGTTACGGTCTAGGATAAGTGGAGGTGGGCAGTACTCAAAAAAGAAATGCATGGTGGTTTCTTTTAAGTCTTCTAGATCCAAGCGAGCGATGATGCCTCTATTCCCTGGATTCTCCCACCCCATAGCAATAGACTCTTCAATCAACCAGCGTGACTTTCCAGACCCTTTAGAGCCCATAAACCCACGATAACGCGCAGGACTGGAATGCGCCGCAATTTGAGTAGGATTTGGGATGTAAGTCGAATTGATGACTATGGTATCAGAATTACTTTCTTGCTGCTGGGATGATGGTTCCATCGATCACCTTTGGAGAAAGTTCTGGACGTGGGAAATTGAAGTTTACAATGACATTGTGCCCAACCGGCATAACGGATTGCTCAACCTTCCATTTCTCTGGACGGACGTTAGGGAGCACAAACTTAGCGGCGTTGATATTAGGTGGGTAATATTGTTCTTTATCATTAACTACTTGAGTAAACCCAATGGCCGCCATAGCAGCAGAATCTTCGATTAAGCCATAGAGTTTTTCTTTTTCTATGTTGTAAGCAATGACAAATTCTTGATGTCTTTCTTTCCATCTAGAAATAGCCGACTGGCTTACACCGAAAATTTTCGCAAGCTTGCTATCAGAACTACCTGCTCGAATTAATTCAGGAAGTTTGTCATAAACAGCTTTAGTGAGCATTGGAGGACGACCGACTTTAGCCATGCCACTACGTTACCATACGATATGTATATTGTGGTAGCGAAAATAGGGGGCAGATTAATCCCCTCAAAGCGGGGGTATCATCTGACTAGCGATTACTGTTTAATTTCGGCTATCTGTTCTGCTTCTGAGGGAATGCGATAATCTGGCTCACAGGTGGGGCAATACGTGAACGGTAGGCACCAACAATAGAACGACTCTTCATCGTGATTTCCTGGTAAATCTCTATGAACGGATATCCAACAATGGCGCTGATCTTTGCAACGATGCCGGCGGTCGTATTCGTTCATTCAATCTCCAAACCATTAGGTAGTGCAATCGAATAAGGCACAGCATTATATCCATTAGCCACCTTACGGTGCTCAATAATGTACTCAAAAAGCGCCTTCTCTTGCGCCACATCATTCAAACAATAGTCAACCAGGGTTCCGACCTTACCAGCCTGCCACCATTGTGGGGCGGCGGCACCATCGGCTGTTTTCATAGGCAATCCGAGAGCCCTTAAATGGTCATCTAATTTGAATCCTTTGGCGTAATTGTCGGCATTGGCGCCGATTCTACTTTGAACTAACATATCGTAATTATTCAATTCATTGTCTGGCTTGAGAGGTTGCCCACTGGCACGGAGTAACTTATTATCAAAGCTGATGTGGTTAAACGCCACGACGACAGTTTCGGGTTCATTTAGGCGAGCCGTTAATTCCTGAAGGTTGTCGTCCATAAATACTCGGTAACGCATGAGGCGGTAATCAAAGGCGCAGCCGACGCTTATCCCCATTTCATCGTGACTGCTCCAGCCTTTACTACACTGATCAATTGGTTTTTTAATCTCAAGGTCATAAACAACAATATTTTTACCGTTCAGCATTTTTACAAACCTCACAATTATCATGTGGCAGACCAATGGACTTGGCAAAACAGGCTATTTTGCCGGCGTGGTTAACGTTCCAATTTGGCAGACAATAAATCTCTTCTCCTCGTTCTCTCATGTACCGGCACCATGTATAGGACTCACAAACAAAGGCCCCATTATGCAAGCCAACATCTGTGAATGCGTACATTTTACGACCGGCGTCGTCATAGAAAGCTCGCTCTGGGTTGTCGCTGCGGTATTGTTCTAGAACGTCACGGGCGATCAACATCATCGCCAACCCAATCCCCTGAACCGGCATGATGACCGTGCCATTCTCTAACTGCTTAAATTGAACTGTGGATGATTGAAAAGTAACGTTGAAGCCGTTACCAATTCGCTTAGGACATGGCAGCCCAACAATGCGCTGATCAGCTTTTATTAATGCCTCAACTGCATCTGGAGGAAAGTGCATATCTCCATCCAATGAAAGGAGGTGAGTGCAGTCGCTTTCAAGGAAGAGGCTGAACACAACACTTCTGGCTTGCGGAAGTACCGGACAGCCTTGAAATTCGATGTAATCAAATGGCCTGCGAATACGGAAAAGAGAGGAGGCGTTTTGAATGCCTGAAAAGCTAGGGATACCTACCGCAAGTTTCATTTCTACTCCATTGTTTCACGTGGAACGCCGCTGCGCGTTATATACAATTACAGTCCTCATCATGGCTTAAGAGATGCTTTCCACATCCCAAGCAACCTAAAAAGACTTCACCACCACGGCTAACTATTCTTACCAGTTGCATACAGTTAGTAAATTTCATGCCGGCGATTTCATTCAGGTGTTTTATATCTACCTGAATTCCTTTGCTTTTCTTAGTATTTTTAATCTTTAATGCCTGCATTGTAACTCCATGAATTGACTCGAATAAATATATATCAGGCATAATATATGTCAATTTATTTTATTGACAACGTATATCATGATATATATAATTACTATATACAGTAACGAAATGGAGGTTTCAAATGGGTAGAGACTATGAGGAAATTAAAAAAGACCTTAACAAGCTCAACGCCGACAGAATCCTACGCATAGTAAAAATGGTTGAGGATCGCAACCCTAAGAAATGGGGGGTGTTTTTTAAAACAGATGAAGACCTTTCGACGCCTATTGATAACGCTATTTTCGAATCACAGACCGTTGCACTTTACTACATGAATATCATCCAACACGAATACGGCGAATTTGAATTGGTCCTAAAAGAAATCAGGAGCTAATATGGACTGGAAAGTTTACCTAATCGCTATCCTAGTCGGTACGCCAGCGGTTCTTTATGGTTGCCGTTGGATTGCTAGCGCGACCGATTCAGTCATTGCCGACGACTTAAAGAAATCGAAACCTAAAACTATTGAACAGTGGGCAATCAAGGAATCAATTAAGAAAAATGAGTAAAGAATATATTTTAAACCTAATTGATTCTCACTTCCCTGGAGAACAGCCTGTTGATCCTGATCTCTATATTACGATTGAGCACTTCATAAAACAGCTTGGGACTGAATCGGTTGAGGAGGCTTTTAGAATCGCTCTAAGAAAACAACTGTCGAGAACCCGAACGATAAAATATATGTTTGGCATTCTCTGGAATATCTTGACTTAAATTAATTGGGATTTATGATGCAATCACGATGCAGTGCTTTCAAAATATTTTCAGATCGATATCGGCAGCCAGCCTTTGTGCTGCATCGTACTGCCGATAGCTGCGGGAGGGAGTTTCGACTTCCTCCCGTTTTGCATCATACCGGAGGCGTCTTGGGCGAGGGATTTGTAAAGATTTTCCGCGATATCGAGAAATGGGATTGGTTTCATAATAGTAAAATGGTTGGTTGTTTCATTAAACTGATAATGCGGGCTAATTGGGCTGATCAGCGTTTTGAGGGGCAAATCATCCCACGCGGAAGCTTTGTTTCATCTAGGCGCAACTTATCGGAATATTTAGGAATATCAGAACAATCTCTATGCACTCTATTGTTAAGACTAAAATCAACGGACGAAGTAACGAGCAAATCAACGAACAGATTTACCATCTATACTATTGTAAATTATAACAAATGGCAGGATGTAGAAAATAAAGTAACGAGCAAATCAACGGACGGTTCAATGAACGATCAACGAACCAACAACGAACAATCAACGACAATAGAAGAATACAAAGAAAGAAAGAAGAAGAATACAGTACTACGTACTGTAAGAGACGCGCAGTTTAATATCTGGTTCCGGCAAATAGAAAATGCCTACCCACCACAAGGGAGACTCTATTCAGCTTCTGCTAGGGGACAGTTAAAACTCTTAAAACCCACAGAGGAACTAATCACCGCCATTCTTTGTGGGATAGAGAATTGGAAAAACAGCGAGTTATGGACCAAAGACAACGGGCAGTTTGTAGTTAACTTGACGAAATTCCTCAGCAATCGCATGTGGGAAAAGGAAGTTCCATCACAAGCACAAAACTGGAAGGCGCGAGCTAAGACCTTAATTCAAGAGGAAGAATATGACTATTGATCAATTCAACGATGCTTTAGAAATACTTTTCGATTGTTTCCATGTGCCGAATAAAGACGGGAAGGCACGCCGCTATTATAAATTTTTCCAAACAGAAGATATTTCAACGGTAGCGACAGCGTTTAATCGTATCGCCAGAGAAGATGAGCGCTTTCCGACACCCGCAAGAGCCTCAGAGGTTATCCGTCAAGTTAGAGCCTCACAACGACTCAATAACGAAGTGCGGTTGCCATGTTCTTGGTGTGGTGGGGATGGACGGGTGCAGGCAATCGACAAAAAGGGAGTTGTGTTCGCCTACCGCTGTCAATGTTTTAACGCCGCACGTTTCCAGAATTACCCAGCGTGGTTCGGTGAAAACACAGACAAGCGGTTATTGAAAACCAGCGATCAGGATGTGATCAACCGACCCCACATCTACAAAAAAGGGCTTGAAGATTCGGCGATTAAAGGAATGCCGGCAACGGTAAAAGAAAAAATCATCCAATTAATTGAAACCGGAGAGGAGAAACAACCATTTTAAAACTGCAATACATATATAGCTCTATATGGTCACATATGGTTCATTTTTATTTAGATCATTACAATTTTCTAAATCAGATGATTTTCCTTTTGTTGTTAACAGCACTTTTCATATTCGCCTTTCTGGTAAGAATTTATATTTCAACCCTGCCAAAACGTGGAGACCTACCCTGGTTAACAGAGGCTGAAAAGAAAGCCGGCTACAAAACAGTAAAAGATGCGCTCTATGAAAAAGTTCCGATAGGTAAAGTCAAATTAAAAAAGGAGATTTTATGACGCAGTGGGTTTTGATTTTAATTGGTTTTCAATGCGGAGCCTTAACAGTTCTCATTTTTCAAAACACTGCGGCTTGGCTTGATGAAAGAAAATTTAAAAGCCGACAGCTCGCACAGCAGGAGAAAATGGCAATTATGGTTGAACGCTTAACAGCTGAAGCGAAAGTAAATCATGAAATTGATTTACGAGATGCAGGGAGATTGCAATAGTTCTTGACAAGTTTTAAAACAATATATATTCCACGATATACATATGAATATGAAAATGACGACAATATATCTCACTGAAGAAATGTTGAAAGACTTAAGAAAGCACGCTTTCAAGATGAAGCGCACGCAGAGCGACTTAATCCGCGCTGGATTGAAGAGTTTATTTCAAAAGATACAACCAAAACAAACCGTTAAAAAAGTAGAGGATGGAAATGGAAAGTGATCCAAATATTCAGCATGGCGTTGTAATCCCAGCAATTCCTAAAAGCATGTCAGAATCAATTGTTGAGCTTGCGAAAGCTCTTTCGAAAGCTCAAGGAGCTATGAGCGCCGCATCAAAAGACGGTACCAACCCTTTTTACAACAACGCAAAATATGCCTCTCTTGCCAGTATCTGGGATTCGATTCGAAAACCGCTCGCAGACAATGGACTTGCTATAACCCAATTAACTGGCGGTAAAAATACTGGTGTTGAAATCACCACTCTTCTACTTCACTCATCTGGAGAATGGGTAAAAAGCTGTATGGTTTTAACTCCTGTGAAAGCTGACCCTCAAGGAATGGGGAGTGCGATCACTTATGGCCGGCGCTACGCTCTCTCTGCGATAGTAGGAGCGGTAGCCGATGAGGATGATGATGGAAACGGCGCAAGTGCTCCAAAAGATCATCAACCAAGACCGGCGCCAAGCGCCCCGAAGGCTGCTGCAAAGCCTGTGGCAACACCTCCTAAAATGCCAGAAGGCGTGAATAAATCTGCTTTGAGTGAATCACAGCAAGAAACGTTTGATAAAATCGCCAATGTGTTGATTGAGAAGTGCGCTAAGAAGGGCGAAAAATGGGCTCCCATGGTGGAAGATGTTTTGGAGATGCTTTCCGAAGTTCGCTCCAATGGCGAGCTTCAAATGGGTGGCGTGAGAGAAATAGGAAAATTGAACTTCGTGCGCAAGCAGGGGAAAAACATGTCTCAGGCTGAGTTTGTTCTGAAGCATCTCACACAAACACCAGCTGAAGAGCTGGAAAGGATATTAGCTGAATGGAGATTAAGCAAATGAACAAAAACAAATCCGAATTATGGTTAAAAGTTGAGGGATTTTGCGATGCACAGGACGCTCTTCAATTAGTTCTTGAAGAGACTGGAAAACAAAAAGAGGTTGATGGTGGCGATAGCAGCCCAGCATTTGATTTAACGGACCTTCGCGAGCTTCTAAGGCATGTACAGCGAGTCAACGATGCTAAAAATCTTTATGAAGCTATAGTGAACAAGCAAAGACAGCAATTAATGGCTCAGGGAGCGGCCATGCAGAATATGGCATTAAATAGTCTTGCAAACGCTGCCCAAAAAAAAGGAATTTTTGGCGGGTTTTAAGGAGGTGGTGAATGTTCTGTAGAAATCAATGGTGGGGCTATATTCATACTCAATCAGGCGATCTACACCTCAAGAGATATTTCAGCCGGCAGGACATAGACGACGCCTATACTTCACAATTCTGTTGTGATGTCAGGGGGCCTGTTGATGCCGCAACGCGAGAAGAGGCTGGTAAAAAACTATATCCAGAATTTCATCCACAGGCAGCACACGCATGAGAGAGACAACTTTAAAAGCTTACAAAGTAGCGGAAGAATCTGGACTATTAAACAACCGACGTATGCAGGTATTCAAAGACATTTGTGTGCATGGGCCATGCACTGAACTAGACTCCTGGAGGCGCATCAGCCATAACTCTAATAGCGGTGTTATCACAACACGGTTCAGTGAATTGAAGCGCATGGGAGTTATCGAAATAGTGGGTGAGCGAAAAGATGAAGTTACACAAGCTTACAATAAATTATGGGATGTTACTGGAAAGAGCCCTGTTAAGTTAGAAAAAGTAACTCCTAAATCGGTAATGATTCACAATTCTGCTCTTGATAGTGTTCTGAAAGAGGTCCAGCGCCGTATGTGCTTGCCTTCAGTCCACCCCCAGCATGTTGGCTACGCTCAAAGAGTTGTGGTTGAAGATATTGTTGGGATGTTGAGGAAAGAATGAAAAACCGTCGTAAAGAAGTTCGTGGTGCAAAGCATGGAAAGCAAATTACGTACAGTTTTTATATTTCTCCTGAGTCGTTAGAAGCCTTACGTATGCGGAAATTAGAAACCAGACAGGGAGTATCAGACCAAATTAGAGAGGCAATTGCTTTATGGTTAAAGCGATAATTTTATTCTCTATACTCCTTTGCTCTTGCGGACGCGAATCAGACTATGAGGTTTACTTGCAGTGCTCAGCTTTGAGTTTGAAGATAGCGGAAGATGTTAATGGTAATTTAGTTTGTGGAGATTTAACAGCTAAGTATTTGGGGAAGAGATGAAGAAAATAAAAAAACTTACACCAGAACAAGAACTAGATATGCAAGCCACGCTTGAAAAGTGGTTGGCTGTTGGGAGATCCACAGAGAGGATTGATAGAGAGAAAGCCACTAACATTATCTGTAAATTTTACGCGGCCATTAATAAACCATCCCCCAAAGTATGGTTTTTCTCAAGTCCGATGACGTGCATATTAGCATATGGTTTGTTGAGTCGATTAGAAAATCAGGCTTCACCGGGCACAATAAAAAACAACCTTCGGTCAAACCTTGGGTCAAACCTTGAGTCAAACCTTCGGTTAAACCTTGGGTCAAACCTTCGGTTAAACCTTGGGTCAAACCTTTGGTCAAACCTTGAGTCAAACCTTTGGTCAAACCTTGAGTCAAACCTTGGGTCAAACCTTGAGTCAAACCTTCGGTTAAACCTTGAGTCAAACCTTCGGTCAAACCTTGGGTCAAACCTTGGGTCAAACCTTGAGTCAAACCTTCGGTTAAACCTTGGGTCAAACCTTCGGTCAAACCTTGGACGGCAATTAGAAAATTATTTTGGCGGCAACCATTGGTGTGCTTGGCAAGTCTACTATAAATTTTGTTACGATATTGGAGTAAAATATAGTGAAACAGATATTAATAAATTAGACATGTGGATTGAGGAGGCCGCGCAATGCCACTGGTGGTTTCCTTATGAAAACATTGTTTTAGTTTCAGACCGGCCAACAGTTTTGAAAATCGACAATCTTGGCCGCTTACACAATGAAAAAGGTCCCGCCATGGCCTACTCAGATGGATACTCTTTATACGTTCTACATGGCGTCATAGTGCCAGAAAAATACATCCTTGAGCCAGTCGCCGCAAAAGACCTCTTAAAAGAATCCAATGCACAAATACGCATGGCGGTGATTCGTAAAGAGGGCTACGGGAAATTCATCAAAGACCTAAAAGGTAAATTGATTAGTGAGACGCCATCAACACGCGGATCATCCAAACCGGTTCAATTGTGGGAATTGCAGTTGCCTGAAATCGGTGCAACTCGTTTGTTAAAGTTAACTTGGTGGGACACTAAGGTAGAACAAGAAACGTTTCTTGTCGTCCCGAATACGCAGCAAGAGTTTAAAGAGATGTTTGGCGTGGTGCCAACGGACGTTAATAATGCGGAGTTGGTTCGTCTCGCTACGATGAGGATCGACACGTCAAAATATGAAATTGTTTATGAATCTTAAACCTAAAAGGAGCGTTATGAAAAAGCTAAAAGTTATTGTTCAGGGTGAAGTGGTAATCAGACAGATCGAGCAACTACCAGAGCAGTTGCCACAAGAGAATAAAGAGGGCGCTGTTGCTTATGGTGAAACCGGCGGTTTACATCAATTGCAAGGGGGGAAATTCGCTCTCTATGGCGCAGTACGTGCCGCTCAGAAATATCTAAAAGTAATTAATAAGACAGAGCTACGACATGGTAGTGGTGCCACTGAAGGTCATCACCCCGCAGTGATTGAACCAGGGGTTTATGAGATTTACCCGCAGCGCGAAGTGGATGTGGTTGAACGTAAGTGGCGTGCGGTGATGGATTAAGTCATGACCACTCTCGACAAACTATTCTTCCCTCTCTTTTTCATTATCTACCTGTTGGTGATGATGGGGGTGGGGGAGTAGGTGCTTAATGGCTTGGATCTATTTAGCGGAATCGGTGGACTCACCATCGCCTTGGAGGGCATTGTTAGGCCGGTCGCCTATTGTGAAAACGATAGATACGCTCAAGCTGTCTTGCTTTCCAGAATGTCAGACGGATCTTTGCCAGTGGCTCCTATATGGGACGACATCAAAACGCTCAATGCCGATGAGCTGCAAGTTCCTGTGGACATTGTTTACGGAGGGTTCCCTTGCCAGGATATCAGCGTTGCAGGACGCCAAAAAGGCTTGGCTGGAGAGCGAAGCGGACTTTTTTTCGAGATCATACGGCTCGTTCGCGAGATACGACCACAGTTCATCTTCTTGGAAAATGTCGCAGGAGTTACTCCCTTTCTTGGAACCATTACAGGAGCTCTGGCCGCGGTCGGGTATGATTGTCGCTGGGGAATGTTATCCGCTTATGACATGGGAGCGCCGCACTATCGAGAGAGATGGTTCTGTCTTGCCCACGCCAACAGCTCAAGAGGGCGGCTACAATCAGAGCTCACCGACATCAAAGAAGCGACCGACCCTAACAACAATGGCGTCAAAAAACCTTTGGCCAACGCCAGTAGTTCACGGCAATTACAACCGCAGAGGTGCGAGCAAGACGAGTGGGAATGGACTGGCAACGGTAGTAAAAATGTTCCCAACCCCGCGCGCATCAGAGGCAACCAGAGCCGGCCAAGCGGAGGGGAACCGCAAGAGTCCGGGGATTACTTGGGTTGCCACCAATGGACAACCTGGGAAACTGAACCCGCAGTGGGTAGAGTGGTTGATGGGGTACAATATCGATCACACCGCCTTAGAGGATTGGGCAATGCAGTGGTTCCAGAGCAAGCGCGCGAAGCGTTTGAAAGACTTATTGGTTTCAAAACAACCACCACAGGAGAATGAAAAATGAACCGCTTCACCAAATTCCTAATTCTCACCCTCATAGGCGCTGTCATTATCTTTCTGGCGCTGTTGGTAACAAGCTGCACCACCGCCTCCACTCAACCTACCGCCACACTTCCCCCCTTCGCTGCTGTTGTTGAGGAAGTTGCTAAACCTAAAGAACCACCAAAGACTGAACCAGCCGCACCTTCACTAGCTGGCCTGATTGAACAAGTCCGCCGTATCGAAGCCGTTCAGAAAGCACAACTAGCTCTAACTCTCGTTGACACCTACGGCAGTGCATGTGGTCGGCGTTTAGATGCGGGTGAAGAATACGATGCTTGTGTTAATGCGGCGCTATCGTGTGCAATGGCGAGCATGAAGGGTGGAGCTGTTGAGATTGTGGCGTTAAAGAAATGTGGGGAGGGGGAATGAAGAAATCGCTTGATGAGAGAATCGCTAACTGGCTTGATGGTATAGGCCCTAAAGATGGTTGGCACCCACATACTGAGTTTGTTAATGAGATCATCGCTGATCGCAAACTTTTATTGTTTGTGCTCAATGAATTTAAAAAAGCTATTGCAGAATGCAAACCAAAATCTTTAGGCGTTGCAACCGTTGAGACTGGTAAATGTTGGTGTTTAAAAGATGAACAAGGCCAAATCGTCGGTAGTTGTTCACAATGTCCTATCCATGGAACCGAATCGGATTTAAACCAAATTACACAGGAGAATAAAAAATGAAGCTATTACTTATAACGCTACTACTCTTATCAACCCCCTTGCTCGCACAAGGCAGACAACAGGTAAACTGCGATGCGGACCGTTACGCTCTCGGACGACCAACAACCGAAGAGATTCAACGACGCTTTGGAACTAAGACCGTTCCAGCCGTCGAGTACCACGCTTGCAAATCTGCTGACACGGTTAAGGTCGCCTCTGAAGGTGGCGCTATTGACGACCTAGAAATAAATCAACAGTTCGTGACCACGTTCCTAGCTCTCACATCTCGTATCGAAGCACTTGAAGAACACCTAGCATCTGAAACGGCGCGCATTGATGGGAACTTGCAGCGGCTGAATGATAAGTTATCGACGGTGAATGTTCGTCCTGTTTATGCACAACCAGCGCAGCAATACACGCCGCCGACAGTTACGGTGCCTAATTATGGCACGTCACCTAATCCACAGCCAGCAACTAAACCAATAGAGAATATGGAAGGGAAGATTAAATAAACTTTAATAACGAAATTCTTATTAAAGAGAATGGCGAGAAACTTTAACAAGGAGATTAAATGCCGATTATCGCAAGAGGTTCTGCCTTTATGACCACCACACCAAAGTATTTGCATGTAGGCGATGGCCGCCAAAGCGCATTTGAGTTTAACTACACCAACGAAAGCAAGGATCTATCTACATGGTTGAAATTGAAGCTATGTATAGGGTGCTTGCTAGCCATGCCATTAGGTATAGCGCTATCGACCTTGCTGAATAAGCGAATTCTATTTGCCAATACTTATAAAGAGCACGGGAAGATCGTTAAGGTTACTATTATGGAGATTGTTAAATGACCACACCAAAGAGTCTTGACGAACTAGTTAAAATATTTAATAGCGCCCTTTTTAATGACAACGTTGAATTCGTGAGAGTCCGTAAAGACTTCATTGATGCACTGATAGCCGACCGCCAGAGGCTGTTGGATGAGGTTGAGACTTATAAAAAATGTGCTTATCAAGCTCAGGAAATGGCGAAAGAAATTTGTGAGAAATTAAAGGTTTGTGAGGCCAAAATAGCGGAGCTGAAGAAATGAAGATACCTGGAACTAATCTTGACGACTTGGTTTATAGAACGCCACTGCTACCAGAAACTCAGACACAGTGGGTTTTTTATGTGCAGCCACACGTCGTCACCCTCCGCCAATGGTTCGACTTACTCGCTGACATCTTCGGTGAAGAGCGATGCACGCCCTTCGATCAGATGGAATTGTTGATGTGTATTAGAGAACAGGGCTTTGAATTATAAGTGACAAATAAAAATTTTTAGATATATATGTTGCAAACCTTAATCAGGAGTTTTTATGTCTGATACAAAACATCTTTTCGCAGTGCATAAACTCAATGAAGCCGGAATGTCTAAGGCTCAGGAATTAGCCGACAAGTTCAATGAACTAACTGAGATAATTGACTCATTCGCTGCAGATGGTCGTTCCAAATCGATTGCATTTACAAAACTAGAAGAGGCCAGTTTCTTTGCTAAAAAAGCAATGGCTGAAAACCCAGTCAATCAACTCCAATGAGTAAAAGAATATACTTCCCGCCACCTAAATGGCGCCCAATAACAAAGCAATCTAAAAAGACTATTAATCCTAAATCCTATCATGTCCAGTGCTGGCACTGTGAGGGCAGAGGCAGAAATATGCTTTCATTGCTAGATGCGCATGGATTTACAAAAGGATTCTCAGAAGAAAAATGCACGGTCTGCAGTGGGAAGGGATTGGTTTATGGTGAGGAGGAAAAAAATGTCAATGAAATTTGTTGAAGAACAGTTTTACAAGAGAAACCCCACGATAGATCAAGCCTATGCGGAAAGGATACAAGCTCAAAATCAATCATATCATAAATTAAAAATCGAAGATGATGTTAATTCCCCAGCCCACTACACAATGGGCAATATAGAAGTCATTGAGGCTATCGAAGATTGGGGACTTAACTATCATCGCGGTAACGCCGTAAAATACATCGCAAGAGCCGGCAGAAAAGATCCCTCAAAAGAGATTGAAGATCTCAAAAAAGCCGCCTGGTTCATTCAACGAGACATCGTAAGGCTAGAGAATGTTTCTGAAACAACCTCGAATAAAAAACAAGAAACTCCTTAAGGAAATGCAAGACTCCCCATGCGCCGTTTGTGGGCAATCACCATCTGACCCACATCATATCCGCTCTAAAGGCGCATGGGGAAGTGATACCAAAGACAATCTTATCCCATTATGCCGTATTCATCACACTGAAATTCATGCAATTGGCAAGAAAACGTTCGCCACAAAATACAAATTAAAGATCACTGCCAATTAGGACAGTTTTTACACTGCTCGTGGAATCTGTCGTCTTCTGCTTTAAAGACTTCAAAGAAAGCTCTAGGAGTGCAAACATATTGATCATCCTCTATTGAGTAAGGAAAAAAAATATTAAACCTCTCCACTGGCTCAAGAGGGCTTGGAATCGTCGGTTGGCTTACTTTGATTACTTTTCCGCAACTTATCACGACAAGCACTAAGATCATTGTGCATATTGTGAACGAGGTTTTTAAGTATATCCACTTCATGTTGATACGCCTTATTATTCTTATAATAGGTTTCTCTCTCAATCATGCGCGCATGTTCAGATTCTGCCAACGATGCATGATATTCATCGGACTTGTCAGCCTTCCCTTTATAGTAAACTAAAGCCCATGTGACAACCCCGCTATAAAGGAGGAGTAAAATAACAACGACTGAAATCATTTTTTAACTTGAGTACGGCTATAGGTATATCCCATCGTTGCTAAAACCTGCGCTACAAAAGCAACTATTTTAAATACTGGATTTTCAGCAGGAATAACGTTAAATTGGATAATCATGCCGATGACGTTTGTTGCAACGACTAACCAAAATTCTGAAGTTTTCCACCCTGGTTTAACTAATTCTTCCATCTGAGACTCCTTTTAGATAATGACTTTGTTTGTGGACAGGCTTTCATAAGCCTTTAGAGACTTTTGAATATACTCATGTGGAATGATTCCATCCCTTGGATTGCCGCTGTTATAACCATCAAAAAGACGTTCTAATGAGTTATCTGGCATTTTTGATATGACTCGCTTTACGAGATACTTTACCACAAATTGTGCGGCTATGCGGTCGTCCCACAACTCAATAGGATTACGATCCCACGGCTGATGATCAAACCCTAATTCACACGCCGTTGTGTAGAGAATCTGGAAACTTGAGAATGAACAGGCTGACAAAATCTGCCAGCGTTTCCATCGTTCCTGAACTTGCGTACTGTTCTTATAATAATACCCATCCGGCATATACGCTGGCTCATGCCTTAAAATACTTCTCTCCCCAAAACTCGATTCTACCGTAGCGATCGTGGCAAGGATATAAATAGGGTTGCCAATGTTAACAACGTGAGGCTCCAAAGCAAAGGCAGTATCTTTGATGATCTGCTTTAGACGTGATGCGTTTGGCTCCCAAAATTCGTTCATGCTCAAGCCACCTTATTGTTTGCTAGATCGTTATTGGTGCCTAGATTAGTGATATTCTGACCAAAGGCTATGTTACCAATCGCCAAATTATCCCCTGCATTGGATGTGAAGTGGAGCGCGGCTGTGGTTGTGCCTTTGATGGTATTCATGCTGATGTTGTTCTTGTCAGAATCTTCAACCAAAATGCCATAGGCGCTGTCGCTATCAATTGTGTTGTTAGTAATCGTGCTGTTGTTGGTTTGCGAGAGATGAATTCCTTTATTAATACCATTGCTGTTCTTAATGGTGTTGCCAGATATCGTAGCACACTCAGCAAATGCCGCTGATGTGATTGGGGTATTCTTCATATTCGAGAACGTGTTAACGCTGATCTCAACATTATCCGCCCCCTCGTTATAAACGCCATAGATGCAGTTCTCGAAGTCGTTCTTAGATATGTTGGTTAGTTGGCTAGCTGAACGGACATAGATCGCATATTGTGAGCCTGAGCCTTTATTGATGTTGGTGAACGTGCAAGAATTAATATTAGCCTGCCGCGCTAGCAGAGTATCAATACCATTGCCCTTTATGCCACTAATGGTGTTGTTAAAGAATTTATCGCGTCTCCCTGATGTCTTGAACGATATCCCATCACCTTTACAATTATAGATCTGCGTGCGCTCCACCTTGTTATCAAAGCTGGTCCCCATGACAATCCCAGAGCCGTTGTTTTGATACGCAGCCCCAACAACCTGACAGTTACTAATTAGGGAGCGTAAATTAGTTGAGTAGTAAAGCCCCGTGCCACCAGCACCATTGATGTGGACGCGCTCTGTAGTATGATAAAAACAATCCCACAACGTCACCGTTGCCACAGTCAACGTGCCGTTATCGTATTTGAAGCCGTCGATTGAAACATCATGGATAAACGAGCGGTTTTGAGAGGTCATGAATAGCGCGCCTGTCACCGGACCCGTCGGTGTCGTGGTATCCAGAACAATACGCATATTGCCGTAGCCATTCGCGCGGCTGTTTCTTGCCATGGTGGTCACGCCGCTTGTTACAGAGGTTAGAGACTTTTCAATCGGCCACTCGATAGGAACAATGCCTGTGCTTATGTCGCCATCTTCAGCCGCAATCAAAACCAACATGTCTTGCAATCCGGTGTCATCAATTCCGATGATAGAAAAGTAATCGCCTTTCTTGAGACGATACGCCTCCGAATGAGTGGTAAACGTAATCGACATGTCGTCATAGTCCACGTCGTCCATCGGCACGTTGCCACCTAAAAATGTCGGCGGGTAGTATTTAAAACAGTAGCCATCAAAATCACCGCAGTGGTGAACGACTGTATCGTCGCCCATGCCTCGAATCCAAACGCCACTCATCCTGGCGTCCATCAGCACTTCGCTGTGAAAATCAAAATCACCTTGTTGTAATTGGATAATACCTGGTTTGCCAGAAGCGATCATAGCAGTAACCGCAGCCTGAACCGTGGTGCTGTCCTCACCGTCTTTGATCGTGTAGGTATTGTTTCCACCCCATTTCAGAATATTATATTCCATCATTTCCTGGTCAACGGTTGCTGGATTTTCACAATATGCCATCGGATAACCTCCCTAAAAGCTTGATCCTGCTATAAGCCCCACGCTCAATCCCAAGGCTGCACCTATAGTGATTTTAAACCACGTCGCATCATACCACTCAGGAATAGGTTCATTAAACGTTAACGCGCTTTGTTGAATTTGATTTTTTAAGATATCAAGTTGTTGTTGTGCGGCTTTCAACTTCACTTCACAATCAAGCCCCCTCTTTTGCGAAGCGTCAATAGCTTCTAAGCTCTTCGGGTCGTAACACGTCCAGCCAGACTGAGGGCCTTCTTTCAAAACAACATTCTTTAATGGTGTTTGTGCTGCCGCAGGAAATGAGACAAATAAAAGTAAGAGTATAAATCTACTCATCGCCTTCCTCTGAGGGATAGGGTTTGTGTTCTAAGCTCCCTGATGTCGGATTGTAATTCTCGCTCTCTTTCTTGAGCTCGTTCACGTTCTCTGTTGATTGCGGTTTCAAGTTCTTTTGTTGCTTGATCGATTCTATCTGTGCATAATGCGACTGCCTTTGAAGTTGCCTCATCGCCGACTCTATTAAAGTCACCCCTAAGAGACCAGATACCACTAGCAATAGTGAGTAGAATAGGAATGGCAGCCCAAAGAGGACGCTCGCTCTTACGCGGCTGTACCCGTGGAGTTTCATCAAGATTTGTTTTTGACTCTTCGTCCAAAAGATCTCCATTGAATTACCTTATGCGCCCATTTGTGTGGGGTTCTTTTCCAATTCTTCTATGTCCTTTCCAACCGCATACGTAGCACTTAACGCGCCTGTGTAGCTTACCTCTGATAAGTTTTGTCCCGAACCTATCCGTGAGATGAGCCCCACAAACACCGCCTCCAATAAGCTTATTAGATGCAGGACACCCGACGCCAGAGTGTGGAATAAGTCCCATTGTATACGCCGGTTCCACAACACGGCCTCTATCCGCTGCGAAATTCCATTCCTCCAACGTCCATAATGATCTTTTCTTAGACATGCAGCTAGATATCCCCCATTACTATGCATTAGATATCCTCTTTCTTATATTTTTCACTGTCCGCTGATCTGCTCCATCGATTTATCAACCAAATCTCCAACATTCCCTTTTAACTTCATAACATCGGCGCCATCATCCCCTAAAATATCACTATGATTTAAAGAGCTGTTGTCGATAATAAAATTAGCAAGAGACTCAGCAGCTTTAGTTCCAACTGGAACTTGATCAATGAACTTCGCAAAGGCTTCTGGACCTCCCATAGCGGTAATAGCGCGAAGATCAACGGCCACTTTTTTAGCCTGCTGGGTTAATTGTTTAGAGCGGATAGCTGCATTTAAAATCCTCATTGGGTTTCCAATCACCTGTCCAATACGATCACCGACTACGCCACCGCCAGCGGCTCCTGCGGCTGCTCCATAAGGTCCGCCAAATTTAGCCCCAATGCCGGCACCTATAGTTGCACCGCCAGCCGTGTAGCGCTGTCTGATACGATTGATTCTGTCGGCTGTGGGATCGGCTTTTTTTATCAACCCCTCTTTTATTTGTCCAGCCACCTTCATATTGAAAATGTCTCTAGCAAATTGCACATTTTTTGCCCCACTCTTTGGGTCAATGCGATTTGCTAGAACGACAAGCTGCATCAAGTCTTTGCGAACCTGAGTTTTACCCTGACCAAAAAGGCGATTCACAAACTGTTCTGGGTTATTGGTAATCTGAGATTTAACAAGTTCTGAATTAGCGAAGAATTGCTGCAAGTTGTCATCGGCTTTAGAGTATTCTGGATGGTCTAAATGCACTCTGTTTTTGATTTGACGACGGATATCTTTCAACATGTTCTGTGCAAGAGCGCTGATGTTACTACTTGAGCGCTCACCATAGGTGACAAGGCTATCGATTTTATCCGTAATTAAAATGGCATCGCTTGGGCTGATCTTATTAGAAAACATCAAATTCTTGATTTCGTTAACCTGTTTTTTATCAGCCGATGATAGGACACTAATCCCCTTAGAAGAGCCCTCTGGAACAGCGCTTGTGGTTAACTTATTCTCTAGAGTCTGAAACATATCCTTGAATTGCTTGGTATCAATCGAAGGAGTTGTGTCTTTTCTGACTTCTTCTTTTAAATTGCCAACCTTTTTAACTAAGTGATCTTTAAGATTGGAAAATTCTTTCTGCAGTTTTGAACCGATGTCATAAGAACTCATGGTTCCATTATCGACTAGTTCCTTGATGCGCTCCGGTTGCTTCTTAATAGCGGCTAAAATCTGAGGATCGTCTTCACTGAGTATTTTTTTACTCAGATCATCAACTTGCTCTCCACGCTTCTCTGCAGCGTTAATCAGCCCCTGCTTTTCAATCCCCTTTGCCATAATGGATTGAATGCTATCCCCACTCAAGAGCTTGTTAATGCCCAATCCACCGCCGGCTATGGCAGCGCCAGTAAGCCCACCAGCAGCCGCACCTTTAGCCCCAGCCTTAATAGCCTCATTAAAATCACCTGTCTTAGCTGCGGTCTGCGCCCCTTCAAAAGCTCCCATCTCTGCAGCACCAGTAACAAAGGCTCTTCCGAGATAGCGTAAAAGAGTAGGATTGCTGATATTCCCAAATAGAGCTGATACGCCTTTCCCAACACCTGATGTTAACTTAGCACCTAATGATTGTGGTGTGAGAAATCCCAAAACCTCACCAACCGTGTAGGCAATTGGATGTTCGGTCTGTAAAGCCTGCGTTCTTTCCTGCTGCTCTCGTTGATAAAATTCAAAATTCTTATCTCCTGTGGCCGCCTGAACTGCCGCCCCAGCATTTTCCGCATGTCCCAATAGAGCCGTGTTCCCATAACCTCTAACTAATGCCGCTGGCGCCCCAAGATCTTCTTTAATGATTTGTGACTGCCCTCTCTGTAGTTCTCCCTGTGGATTCTGAGCAATTTGGTTTTTTTCATAGGGAGACATTTCCGAAACTTTATCAGGTGTAACCGTCATTGTAGCACGATCAGATTGCAGACCAATTTTCTGCGCTGCAGCATTAAAGAACTGTGACTGTTCTTGAACACTCATACCTTGCAAGCTCTTGGTAATGGCCGCCATATCATTCCCGCGTTCCTCAAGAGCTGTTAAAACCTTAGTTTCAAACTCTTTCGCCATTACTTCACCGCATCAACAGCGCTTTGTACTGCTGGAGATAGTTTGTTTTCTGGAGTTATGACAGAGCCTTTCTTTTGACCTTCTGACAACCACCCAACCGCTCTAGCCTGTGCTCTTACAATGTCGGCCTTTTGATCAGGGGTTAGATTCTTATCTGCAGTTGATTGAACATAATTCGTCATGAAGGTTTGTAGATTAGCCAGTGCTTTTGTGTAGCTTTCTGGGCTATCAAAAATCCCCAACTCCGATTGATTTAAAATCGTTTTCTCTTCGTTTTTCCCAAGATTAGCTCCAGACAATGTGAAGCCTATCCCTAATTTAATAGCGTTCACCGCTCGATTAATCGACGGGTTTGTTCCAGCCTTAAACTGAACTTTAAGTTTGTTGATATCACCAGAATCAACAAGGTTTTTTAAATCCTCAACAGCTGGGATGCTATTTGTTTGTAAATAAGCAACCTTATTGGCTATCTCTGAAGATATTGGTTTAGGGGCTTCTGTTGGTAGGACACCAAAATCCCCACCAGCTCCAGTGGGTTGATTGATTGTGGCCTCTTGAGTCGCAGGAGCGCCTTGAATAGACCCTTGTTTTGTAAACTGTGAAATCAACTCAGGATAGGGGGTTTTAGAAATTCGGTCATACTCACCTAATTGAGCTTCACTGATGCCAGCCGCATCTAAAGCCTGTTTTTTCATGGATGATTGAAACGCTGGATCATTGATTCTTGGATCCATCCTGTTTGCCTGTTGCAATTGACCGATCTGTTTTCTGTACTCTCCTAGTGCTGTATCGGCTTGATCCTTTTGCGCTTTAGCCTGATCAAATCCTTGTTTGTAAGCAAACTTAGGATCTCCAAAAGGAGACTGAGCTTCTGTTTCTAGTTTTCTGATTTCAGCTGTGGTCTTTTGGCTCTGCTGACTCTTAGCGACCATATCAGATAACGTATTAATCGCATCGAATGCTAAAGCAGGATCGCTAATAGCACCTTTAATTTTCTTCGTTACCTCGTTAAATTTAGCAGGATCTTTGATCAACTCAGGAAGATAGGTTAAAACCTGTTCCGTCTTATCTCTTGTCTTATTCGAAGTGAAAACCTTGATTACATCGTCAGTAGCTTCTCCACCTAAAACCGTGTTAATGTATTTTCTTCCAGGGCCTTTGAGAAAATAATCATTCTTGTTAGCTTCGGGTAAATTTATACCCATCTGCACTCTCTGTAGAGCCTGTCCATAAAGCCTTTCTTCTCGTTGGGCCTGAAGCTCTTGAAGTTTAACTCCGTAAAGTTGCTCCTCTTGACGTAGCCGTGCGGCGTTAGCAAGGGTTTGGCTTGACTGTGTAAGGCCAGCCCCAACTCCTAATAGTGCTTGTGATGCGTCTGCCATATAATCACCCGTATAATTTCTTGGCTATACTTGGTACGCCAAATTGATTGACTACTCCCTTACCACCATAAGAGGCTGCGGCAGGATTGAAAGGAATGTTGGGTTTGTTCGTAGAGTAACCTAAACTCGGCACACCAGCATTTCCATTTTGAATTGCATTGAGAATATCCCCAGAAAGCTCCTGCTGTCCGAAGCTCTGTATTTGACCGAAAGGCACCTGCCCAAGATTCAACGCTTGTTGCCCAACCTGTTGTGCTTGAATGAGATTCTGAGAGGCTGGGTTTTGAGCGTAAATCCCTGCGGCTAAAGTTCCTTGAGCTGTGTTTCTACCACTCTGTAAAGAATCTAAAAGAGCTAATTGTGATTGACGTGTTCCTTGCGCTACACCTGTTAGAGCGCCAAGACGTTGAACCTCTTGATTACGTGTGTTGCTGCGAAGCTCTGCAGACCCTTGACGGAAAGCCTCCATAGCTCTCATTCCAGCTTCGCTATTCTCCCATCCTGGTCCTAATTGACGGGCGAGCCTTTCTCTCATTTGCTGCTCGCCGTCTTGAATCTCTCTTTCTACTGTAGGATCTTTGAAATCTTCATAGTTACCAGACACCAAACGTTGAGCCTGAGCGCGAATATCGTTTTCAAGTCCAATTCCAAAGCTACTATCAGCGCCTAATTGATTAGTAAGACCAAGGATCTGTGTTCCAAACTGTTTAGCGATCTGCTCATTCTGTCTGGTGATTTCTTGCAGAGCCTGTTGCTGTGGAATGAGCCCAGAAGCAACCTGAGCCTGCATATTCGCACGATTCTCTAGAGTTGAAGCGATCGCCGTCGCACGGTCACGTTCACGCTGATAGTCATCAATAGACTGCTGGATGATGTCTAACTGTTGCTGCTCTAACTCAGGAGGAAGCTTAACAAGCCCTGCTGGTGTAGGGGTGTCCTGTAAAGCCAAACCTAGACCGGTAGTAGCTGCACCTGCCAATCCCGTGACTAACGTGGCAGTACCTAAACCAACCCCACCTGCGGCTGCTCCGCCACCTATTGCTGCCGCTGCTGGAGCGGCTGCCGCTGCTGCTGGAGGCATATTAGCTCTCCTCTCTTATCATGTTACGTAACCGGTACTGCTTATGACCATTATTTGATAAATGGAGATGCAGCCACGGAGTACGTTTGTTTTTTGCCCATGTCTTAACCGATGAAATTAATTGCTTGATAACACTGGAACAGCGATAATCAGGTTCAATCCACCAGATAAACTCATTAACAATGCTCTGTGTCATATTGTAAAACGCCGGCATTTTGGTCACCGCAACCATCCCAACCTTTTTACCATCGGCCTCCGCCATGAAAATGGCACTGTCAGGATGATTAATGAGCGTTTGCGCTGTGGTTGCTATACTGTGCGCGTCGTATTCCGCTCCCTGCTCTTTAACTCCAGACCATAGGAACATGTTCTCACCCATAGTAAGAATGCTCTTGATGTCTTCATGGGAGACAGTGGCTTTACGTACAGTGACGTTAGCTTTTTTCATAGTTTCCCCATCTTGCTAATCAAACCTAGCCAGACTGTCGTATAGGGATATTGCCATTGAGCGGTACCGCTTGATACAAAGACTTGTGGTCTAATTTCTCTTAAACCAACTTTCAAAATTTGAGTTCTTGTAACAGACAAAGAAAGATCATCGGCAACAGCAAAAAAAGGGGTGGGGGAAAAAGGAACATTTTCAGCACCTTTACCATTTTGGTCATTATCTATATCAATAGCAAAAA